GGACAGCAAAATCCGCCAGGCCATTGACGGTTTCCCAATCGTAGTTTTCTGGTATGACGGAACCACCACCAGCTTCATTGGGAAATACAACTTCAACTTTGATAAGGCAACACCGGAGGTGTTCGGCTTTACCGAGGGCGATGAAAGCTGGGAGATTCTCAATAACACCAGCGACCGTGTTCTCTGGAAATCCGATGATTATTCCGGCACCGACTGGCAGGGCGACTTTGAAGCCAGGTATCCCAAGGACTACGCCGATGCCGCCAATCTGGCGGAACTGGCAGCATGGTTGAAAAGCACGGATCGGTCCGCCGCCACCGGGGATAACCTGCTGGTGAGCCGCACCTACGATGGTGTTCTCTACACGCAGGATACTGCGCAGTACCGTCTGGCCAAGTTCAAATCCGAATTCGCACAGCATTTTGAAAAGGATGCCGTGCTTTTTTATTACCTGTTCACGGAGCTGTTCCTGATGGTGGACAGCCGGGCCAAGAATATGTTCCCGACCTTCATGTCCGGGAGCAAGTGGTTCTCTCTGCCCTATGACTTTGATACCGCCATCGGCATCAACAATGAGGGTGCGCTGGTGTTTTCCTACAATCTGGAGGACATCGACCATACCGAGTCTGGGGCCGATATCTACAACGGTCAGCAGTCCGTCCTGTGGATCAATGTCCGGGCTGCTTTCTATGAGGACATCAAGGCCATGTACCAGAAGCTGCGCTCGGGCGGCACGCTGTCCTTCGCCGTGACGGAACAGCGGTTTGAGGAGCATCAGGCGAAGTGGCCCGAGGCAGTGTTCAATGAGGACGCCTACTTCAAGTACCTCCAGCCCCTGGTGGAGCAGAACACCGCCAGCTACCTCTCCATGCTGCAAGGCTCCAAGGCTGAGCAGAGAAAGTGGTGGCTGTATAACAGGTTCCGCTATCTGGACTCCAAGTATAATGCCGGGGACGCGCTGACTGACGTGGTGACGCTCCGTGGCTATGCCAAGGACGATATAACCGTCACGCCTTATGCGGACATCTACGCATCCATCAAATATGGCTCCTATCTGGTGCAGCAGAGGGCAAACCGAAATGTGGCTTACACGCTGCCCTGTCCGCTGTCCAATGTGAACGACACTGAGATTTATATCTACAGTGCCAGCCAGCTGCAGTCCATCGGCGACCTTTCCGGGCTGATGGTGGGCTATGCGGATTTCTCCATGGCCACCCGGCTTCAGAGCCTGAAAGTCGGCAATGCGGCAGACAGCTACTCCAACGGCAACCTGACCGAACTGTACCTGGGCAACAACACCTTGCTCCGGACGCTGGATGTCCGCAACTGCCCGAATCTGAAGCAGGCGGTGGATGTGTCCGGCTGCACCAACATTGAGCATCTGTACTTTGAGGGGACGGCGGTCACGGGTGTGCAGCTTCCCAACGGCGGCATTCTGAAAACGCTCCATCTGCCCGCAACGGTCACCAACTTGACCATCCGAAACCAGAAAGCCATTACGGATTTCTCCATCGGCGGGTATGACAACATCTCCACGCTCCGGCTGGAAAATGTGAGCGAGGTGTTCGACCTATGGGAGATTCTGCACAGCATCCCTGCCGGTGCCCGCGTCCGCGTCACCGGACTGGAGCGTACCTTCGAGGATGCGGCGGATATTCTAACGTTCTATGATCTGCTGGACACCATGCGCGGCCTGGACGAAAACGGCAACAACATGGATAAGGCGCAGATCAGCGGAGTCTTCACCATTGATACGCTGACAGGAAATGACCTTGCTGAGATGCAGGAGCGGTATCCGAACATTCATATTCAGTACAACCACTTCACTGCACAAGTCAACTTCTATGACGATACTGGCAGCACCCTGCTGAAAACCGTCACGGTTTACGATGGCGGGGATACAGCCTATGGCAGTAGCAATCCGACCAAGGCATCCACCGCACAGTACAGCTATAGTTTCACCGGATGGAGTTTGACCGCAGGTGGTTCGGCGAATGCCAAGGCTCTCAAGGCGGTTACGGTGGATCGGAATGTGTATGCGGCGTACTCCAAGACTGTTCGGAAGTATACCGTTTACTTCTACAATGGCTCGATACTGCTTGAGACCGTCTCCAAGGTTCCTTACGGTAGCGGCGCTTATTATTCCGGTGATACCCCGGAAAAGACCGGCGTTGATTTCCCGGAGGACTATGTGTTCACTGGGTGGAGTCCCTCCAATAATGGCATCACCGGGAACACTTATTGCTATGCGCAGTACAAGTATATCGGCTATGCCTACACATCCATTGTGGAAAGTTCCATTGCGGGTGAGTACGCAAATGACCGGGTAACTGCGGTCGGTGACTATGTTTTCCGTAATTGTACTGCTCTGACGGGAATCAATCTGCCTTCCGTGGAGAGCATTGGCGTATGCGCGTTCCTGTCCTGCACGAAGCTGACCAGCGTCAGCATTCCTGCCATCAAGTCGATTTCCAGGTCGGCATTTTCGAGCTGTAGCGCACTTACCAGCATTGACCTCCACGGCGTCACCTCAATTGCTGCCATGGCGTTCTATTGCTGTACCAATCTGACAACGGTTATCCTGCGCGATGAAAGCCAGGTTTGCTCTCTCGGCGACACCAATGTATTCGATTCGACAGCCCTTACACAGGTGTTTGTCCCTTCCGCTATGGTAGATGCCTATAAAGCTGACAGCAGATGGAGCAAGCACGCAAGCAAGATACTCGCGATTGAGGATTATCCTGACATTACGGGAGGTTGATAAAATGAGCGATTATGCTTACACCGTTGAAACCGTTGGTGATGATACCCTGACCGACAGCATCATTATGCGGACGGTTACCGAGGTGATTGACCAGCATATTAACACCATCTCTGAGTACGCATTTTACGGCTGTGCGGCTTTGCAAACGGTGATCGGTACGAATGTAACCAGTATACGCCCCGATTGTTTTACGGGTTGCACCGCATTAGAGACGGTTTCCTTTCCAGTACTGAAGGTT